ATTATCAGAAATTGTTGAGTACATTTTCAATGAAAGAAAAATGTATAAAGTAAAAATGTTTATCAAAGATGGTTTAGATAAAAATAATTCTTTAGAGGATTTCGATAAAAAATTAATACAAGAAGTCAAGAATGAAAATTTTAGTGATGTTTATTATAAACATCAACAGATGGTTAGAAAAATTCTCATTAACTCTTTATATGGTGTTTTATGTAATGAGAAATTTCATTTTTTCAATATTACAAATGCGATGGCTATCACACTTGGTGGGCAACATTTAATAAAATTTCTTAGAAAATGTTTAAATCATTATATGTCTGTTTTATTTTGGAAAAAAAGAAATATCGATTTCAAATTAAATAAGGATAGTGTTATTCTTATTGACACAGACTCTTGTTATATTACTCTTCAATATGCATTTGAACAAATTGGAATGAGTTTTAAAAATAATAAAGATTTTTTTGAATGGTCTAATGATTTTGTTGAAAATGAACTTGAGCCATATTTGGATATGATGTTGGATAAATATTTTGAGAGGTATGATGTTGAAAATAAAATAAATTTTAAAAGAGAAAAAATTGCATCTAATATGTTAATAATGGCAAAAAAGAAGTATATTACTCAAGCGGTGGCTGATGAGAAGAAATTATATATAGACAAACCTAAAATTAGTGTCACTGGCGCTGAGATCAAAAAAACAGACACTCCTCTATTTTGTAGAAAAAAATTAGAGAAGATTGTAGATGACATTTTTAAATATCAAGATAGACACAAAATAATTAAAGAAATTAGAAATATTAAAAAAGAATTCCTAACAAAAGATGCAACAGAGATTGGGCTACCAGTTGGTATTAGTGATTATGATAAATACTCAGAGAGTTTTGATTGGTATGTTGAAAATGGATTGAGGTTTAAAAAAGGATCACCAATATATAATAAAGCTGCTATAAATTATAATTTTATGATCAAGAAATATAATTTGCCTTATCAAGATGTTAAGAATGGAACAAAAATAAAATATGTTTTTATCAATGATGATAATAAAATACAAGCTAAAGTTGTTGGTTTTATAAATACTTGGCCTAAAGAATTTGACAAATATTTTAAAATTGATTATGATTTACAGTGGGGGAGAACTTTTGAAAAAATAATAGAAAGAGTTTTTCATGTTGTTGGGTGGGGAGATGTCGATTTAAATATAAATAAAAAAGATACATTTTTTTAATGGAGGTTAGAATTGAGTATTATTGATAGGCTTATTAAAGTAACAAAATCTAAAAATGTTAATACTGTAGAAAAATCAGTATTTTTTTCAAGAACGCCTGATATGGTTAGTACAAAAATTCCAATGATTAATGTTGCTCTTTCTGGAAGTCTGACTGGTGGTCTTTGTGGTGGAATGTTAACTATAGCTGGAAAATCTAAACATTTCAAAACTATGTATGGCTTATTTCTTGTTTCAGAGTATTTGAAAAAACATGAGGATTCTGTTTGTGTATTTTTCGATAATGAGTTTGGCTCTCCTAATGAATATTTTGAAAAATATGGTATCGATACGAGTAGAGTCATTCATGTGCCTTTTTCTACTGTTGAGGAGCTTAAACACAAAGTAGTTTCTCAGTTAGATTTATTAGAAGATGAAGATTCTGCAAAAGTAATTTTTATGATAGATTCGATTGGTAATGCTGCATCTGAAAAAGAAATATCTGATGCAAGAGATGGTGAAAACAAAGTAGATATGACAAGAGCAAAACAAATAAAATCATTATTTAGAATTATAACAGCAAAAGTTAAAATGTTAGACCTACCATTTTTAGTAATTAACCATACGTATGATACACAAACTTTTATATCTACAGAGAAAATGTCCGGTGGTACAGGAATAGAGTACAATTCAGATAATATTTGGTTTATTGGTAGAAAACAAACAAAAGATTCTGGTGAAGTCATTGGTTATAAATTTTCAATAAATGTTTATAAATCAAGAAAGGTTAGAGAAAAAACTAATATTCCTATTGAAGTCACATGGGAAGATGGTATACGTCCGTACTCAGGCCTTGATGAGATTTCTGTTGAACTTGGAGTGTGTGACTATGGTAGAATTGGTAGAAGTAAAAGTATAAAATTTAAAGAGAGAGAGATTCTTGTTAAAGATAGTTCATTCGATGATGAATTTTGGAAATATGTTATTCAAAATTCTAATCTAAGTGAACTCATTGAAAAAAAATATAAAATGTAGAAAGGTTTTTAATGTCAGAATCTATTTCTCCAGTAGAGTTTGAAAATATAATAATCAAACTCTTATTCACTGATATTTCTGTTAGAGATAAAATGTTACCATTTTTAAAAAGTGACATTTTCACTCAATATGAAAATGCAAATGTCATTGAAGATGTTTTAGAGTTTAATAATAAATATAAAAAATTTCCAACAATACACGATTTAAAACTAAAGATTAAGGATCGTCATGTTTATAATTATCTAATTAAAGATTGTATTGAATATGAAATAGGAGAATACAATTCAAATGTTTTATTAGATGAGATTGAAGAGTATTTCAAAAAGAAATTAATTTTTGATGAGATATTGAAGGCTAAAGAGTTTTTAGATGGGGATGATGTCAATTCATTAAATGATATTCCAGATTCGATAAAAGATGTTCTTAGTTTTAGTTTTGATACTAATATTGGTACTGATGTTTTCTCTGAAAGTAGCATTGATGAATTTTATGAAGATATTCATAGTAAAGATAATGTTATTCCTACAAATATAAAATATTTTGATTATTTTATACGTGGAGGTTTTCATGAGAAATCTTTAACGTTATTTATGGGTGAAACTAACATGGGAAAAACTTTAAACAAATGTTCTCTATCAACTTCTTCTTTATTACAAAATAAAAATGTTTTATATATCTCATGTGAGATGTCAGAAAAAGAAATTAAAAGAAGAATTTTTGCAAATTTGTTTGATATAGAGTTGGATGATTTGTTTAAAAAAACTAAAAATGATTTAAAAAGTAGTTTTGATAGCGTAAGGAAAAACTTTGATGCAAAAATGATAATTAAAGAATATGCACCGAGAACAATAAATGCTAATCATATTAGAAATTTGTTAAAAGAATTGAATACTAAAAAAAGATTTTCTCCTGACATAATATTTTTAGATTATTTAGATTTAGTTGTGCCTATAAGAACTCAAAAAGATGGAAACACATATACTGATGGTAGAATAATTTCTGAGGAGATTCGTGCTATTAGTGTTGAGACTGGCATACCTGTCGTTAGTAGCTCTCAAACTAATAGGAAAGGTTTTGGAATATCTGAACTTGATCTTACTGATATTGCAGATAGTATTGGTAAGGCAGCCACTGCCGATTTGATTATTGGAATTACCCAAACAGATGAATTTAAAGATTTAAATTTATATAATTGGGTTATTTTAAAAAATAGATATGGTTTAAAAAAAGTTAGTAAAAATGTTAAAGTGGAATATGGTAAAATGAGAATATCAGAAGACAAAGATGAGTTAGAAGATTTTGAAAATTATAAATCCAACAAAAAGATTTCTGATGTTGATACCGTTAGTAATGAAATTTCAAATTCAGAAAAAGATAAAAAGAAGAGTAGTTTTGATTTTATAGATATGGAGAATTGATGTGAAATATATAAACAATAAATATGATAAGGTAGATAAGTATTTTTTTAGAAACGTAAATAATATCATTGAAGAGAAATGGATAGAAAATATTTTGTTTTCTGATTTTGAAAAAGAGTGTGCATCCATAAACTTGGATTTATTTTTTCTTTTTAAAAAACCAACAGAAGTGTTTGATGGTAGCATTAAAAAATTTAATAATGTGATAAGGAATTTTAATAAGAATAGGAATATAAAAATAAAATACATTCTTTTTTATCTTGATGATACTTATATAACTTTTAGTAAATTAAAAAGGTTTCTTGATGAAGAAAATTTAATTGTTTTAAAAAATGAATTGGAGGAGGATAATTTCACAAAAAAGGAAATATTTTTACCATGACTTCTTATGATGTTTATTGTTTATATATTAGTGTTAATAGTAGTGTAAACAATAAAAAGAAATTTAAAAGGGTATACGTTAAAAAGAATATGTATAACAATAGTAATGTTTTTATAAAAAAACAAATAAAAAGAATATATAATGATATTGAAAATAATTTTTATTCTATTATTGATTTTATTCTGATAATGTATTATATTTCTATTTTTGGTAAAATAGATTTAAAAAAAATTGATAAAGCCAACATAAGTGAAATGAAAGAAGTTTTAACAAAAGATCGAATAAAAAAAGATATTGCTTTTATTAAAAGAATTCAGAAAAAATTAAAGTTTAAAAATGTAAATAAATTTATTATTATAGATAGATATGGAAATAATTATCTTTATAATAATTTGGTGTTGAATAAGTATATATCACCAATTACATATATGAGTATTGTTCGATCTATAAAAGTTGAAGAAGTGAATGAAAAAAATTCTAACATAAAAAAATTTGAAAACATTGTCAATAACATTAAAATGGTTATTAATTCGAAAGGAAGTTTTGCATGAGCAAAAAATTTAAAATCAACTGGGATGCCGTTCAAGAAAAGATTGAAAAATCTGAGGAGAGCAATAGTTCTTTTTCAGATGAAAGATTTTATACTCCAGATTGGAAAGATGGAAAATTTGAAGGTATTATTAGATTTCTACCAAACAAAGATTTAGAAGAGTTACCATATTTCAAATATTATAGGCACAACATTTCAAATAATGGAAGATTCTTAAATGTTATTTGTCCCACAAGTTTTGGTTTAGATTGTCCTATTTGTAAGAAAAATGGTGAAGACTGGGCGCATGATGAGGATGCTGTTAGAAAAAGATCAAGAAAACAAAATTTTGTTTCTAACATAATTGTCATTAAAGATAATAAAAATCCTGATAATGAAGGAAAGGTGTTCTTATATAGATATGGCAAGACTATCTTTCAAAAAATAGAATCAGTGAGAAAACCTGAAGAGGATAGTATCGATGATCCTATTGAAATTTTTGATTTTTATTCAGGCGCAAACTTTAAGTTAAAAATTAAACTCAAAAAAGTCGGTAATAGTACAATGCCTAATTATGATAATTGTTCTTTCACTGAAAGTGTTCCCTTATATAATGGAGATGATGATAAGATTGATCAAGTATATGAAGATATGTACAATCTTCAAGAGTATTCAGATTCTCTAAAAAGTGAAATGCAATCTTATGAAGAAATAGAAAAGAAGTTTAATGATATATTAGGTTTTAAAAAATCGAGTGGAGAAAAATTTCAAGAAGAAGAACCAGTTAGAAGAAAAAAATCTAAGTTACCAACAGAAGAATCTGAAGAGTCAGAAGAAATTGATGAGAAAGATGATGTAGATGTTGATACTAACGAAAAAGGTTCTACTGATTTTGATTCTGATGATTTTGATTTGGATGATGAAGATTTAGATTCTTTGTTGGATGATTAATTTTTATGGGGGTTATTAAGCCCCTTTTTAAATAATGGATATAGAAAAAAGACACATATTAGATACTGTTATAAAAAATGTTTTAACTAATGAATTCACTAATGTTAATTATAGTAATTCAAGTTATTACAATTTTAGATGTAATATTTGTGGAGATTCTAAAATAAATAAGTACAAAAAACGAGGATATATATTAAAAAAAGATAGGTATGTTTATTATTGTCACAATTGTGGTGCTAGCATGGGCGCTATTTCTTGGTTGAAGAGATTTTTTCACTCATACTATTTACAATATAAAAGTTACTTATTTAATACTAACACAGATGAACTTGATAGAAAAGAAAAAGAGTTTGAAGAAAAATTAAAAAAAGAAAAAATAGAAGAGATAAAAAGGAAGAAGATAAATGAGGTTGAAAATTTAAAATACGCAGAGAGATTGGATTTAAAATCTAAAAACAAATTGCATTTAGATGCAACTGAGTTTTGTAAAAAAAGAAAAATACCTTTAGAAAAAATTAAAACTTTTTATGTTGTGGTTGATGGTTTCTATAAAAATAGATTGTTAATACCTTTTCGAAATAAAAAAAATAAAACTATTTATTATCAATGTAGAGCTTTATATAATGATGAACCAAAATATTTAAACAGACCTTTCGGAAAGACTAACGCTATTTATAATTTTGATTTTGTGGATAAGAATAATATTGTTATTATTCTTGAAGGAGTCATAGATAGTTTTTTTGTGGAAAATTCTATATCGGTTCTTGGAACAAAAATAAAAACTGAAGTGTATGATAAAATAGATAGGATTCCTAATAAAGTCTTTCTTTTTGATAATGATGCTGATGGTAGAAGTTTTAGTTTGAAGTATTTAAAAAAAGGTCATTATGTTTTTAATTGGAAAAAGTTTTTGGCTCATTATAAAATTATAAATATTAAAGACATCAATGATTTTATTATATCTTCAAATAAAGATTTTTTAACGATAAAAGATTTGAAGCCTTTTTTTACTAACAATATATATGATACTATTTATTTTACATAGAGGATTCTATTTATGGTTATAGCTGGTGTTGACTGTTCTATAACATCCCCGTCTGTTGTTGTTTTTGAATTGAATGGTGATTTTGAAATAATAGCAAAAAATTTTTTTGCAGTCTCAAGAACAAAAAAAGATTCCTCAGATAGTATTTCTTGGATTAAGAATAAAGATTTTGAATATAATTTTCAAAAATCCATACATATTAGAAATCTGATAATTGATTTTTTGGAATATTCTAAAATAGATTATGTGTCTTTTGAAGGGTATTCTTATGGTTCTGTTGGTAGAGTGTTTGATATTGCTGAGGCCACCTCTCTATTAAAATCTTTGTTTGTTGAGCGATACGATTCTAAAGTTAGAATATATGATCCTAAGAGCATCAAAAAATTTGCAACAGGCAATGGAAATGCTGATAAGAATTTGATGTTGCGTTTCTACGATACCAATGGTGATAAGATAAATTTAAATGATTATGGTGCATGTTATGTTAATGATGTTGTTGATGCTTTCTACAGTGCTAAATTATTGCTTCAAGAGTTGAGGCTTCGTTTTGGTTTGGATGATATTAGAGCCATTGACCAAAACATTAGAGATGTTTTTAATAGAGTCACAAAAAGACAACCAGAAAATTTATTAGTAACACCATTTCTTGAAAAAATGAAAAGAGATTGAAAATGAATAAAAATATAGTTTTGTTAGATTATCATAATTTGATGTATAGAGTTTTATATGTTTCGGAGTTTGATGAAAATAATATGGGGAATGAAGATTTTTCATATTGGAAACATTTGATGATAAATTCTATTTTTCATATACTAAGAGAATTTTCTCCTGATGAGATTGTTGTTGCTTTGGATTCAAAATCTCCTTGGCGCAAAAAATATTTAAAAGAATATAAATCAAATAGAAAAGAAAAAAGGGATAAATCTAACATAGATTTTAAAAAGTTTTATGATGTCAGCAATAAGTTTTTATATGACATGAGAAATGTTATAACTAATTTTAAATATGTTTATGTTGACACTGCTGAGGCTGATGATGTCATTGCAGTTTTAATAAAAGAAAAATATTCTCCAAGAGACAACAAAGTTGTAATATCTTCTGATAAAGATATGCATCAATTATTAAAATTCGATAACGTCAAAATATTTAATCCTATTGAAAAAAAGTTTAAAAGTCCTATTAATTGTGAAAAAGAATTAATTTTAAAAATAATAACAGGTGATCGATCAGACAATATCCCCGCAATTAAGGAGAGATGTGGTATAAAGACAGCAGAGAAAATTCTTAATGAAGGATTGGAAGAATTCTTTGAAAGAGAAGAAGATGGTGAGACTTATAGATTTAACTATCAAAGAAATAAAATGTTGATTGATTTTGACAGCATTCCACATGAAGTATATAATGATATTTTGATTGAATATGAAAATAATAAAATTAAAAAAATAAATTTAAATAATTTTGAAAAATTTCTTGTTGATAATAAATGTTTAAAATTATCGAAAGAAATATCAGAACATAGAGAATTGTTAAGAAAATTGGATGGAGTTTAAAAATGGCAGAATCTAAATTTTTGAAATTTATAAATGAAGTTAAAGATATTGAGGACTCTGGTCTTAAAGGTAAAGAGTTTGAAAAAACTTTTGTTAAGGCTTTAAAACTTGTTGGGTTAGAATTTGAAGCTAACGTGTCCACTGGGCCAGGATGGGATATAAAACCAAAATCTGGAAATTGGAATAGGATTTTGGATGATGCTGATGTTAATATAAAAGTGTTTGGAACTAAATGGATGTTTTCATCCAAAGAGATATATGATCTTCTTCCTTGGGATGGTGTGTCAGAAGATTTTAATTTTGATCTATATCAAAAAAGAATAAAAAGAATATTTAGAAAAAAAGGATTAAATGATATTGTGTTTCTTAAACCCAAAAGCAAAGAGATACAAGAAAAAATAATTGAAGCAACAAAAAATAAAGATGTAGAAACATTAGATGATTTGATGACAATAAAAAACTTCTATGCTGAAAAATTGGGAAATTCTTTTGATGTTAGAATTCTAACAAGAGGTAATAAAATAACTTCTATTGCTATTGATAAAAAGAATAAAGTTTTTATGAGAAGCGATCCCCCGAGAAAGATAAAGGGTAGTATCACTTTAGCATTTAAAGCACCAACACCAAAACTTGGAAAAGTAAACAGAAAAGTTAAAGTTGAGTAGCACATGGAAACAAGATTACTACGAATTAAAAAATCCTAAAAAATATATTGGCAAAAATTCTCCCTTCTTTCGTAGTAGTTGGGAGGAAAGATGGATGTATTATTGTGACCACAACACTAATGTTGTTAGATGGGCAAGTGAATTAGTAAACATTCCATATTTGTATGAGATTGAAAATAAAAAAAGAACGTATATCACTGATGGGTACATGGAAGTTTTAGATAAGAATGGTAAAATACAAAAATATATCGTTGAAATTAAACCAGAAAAGCAAGGCCCTATACTAACAGAGAGGGGTTTTGACTATTCTAACAAACCAAAAGAACCAAAAAGAAAAACCAAAAAATCAGTAGAAAATTATCAATATGCTATGAAAAAATATGTAGAGAATAAAAATAAATGGGAGTCTGCAATAAAATACTGCAATAAAAAAGGATATAAGTTTGTTTTGATAAATAAGAAAGATTTAAATTTATTATGAATAATTGTTTTGGTACTAATCATGCGTTTAGGAAACCTGTTCAGAGTATGAGTAGAGATGAAATCAAATATTCTATAGATATTTTAAAAACTATATTGAATAGTGGAAAATATAAGTATAGTGTTAAAGATTTAAAATCTAGGATATTTGAGTTAGAAGAATTTTTAGATTATTTTAACAATTCAAAAGGATTGCACAATGGAAAAAGAAATAACTGATATTGAACAAGAAAAATACATCGAAGAGGGTGAAAATGCTCATGGTATGGTCACAAGAAAAAATAAACCTTTAACGGTAGAACAAGCTCTAAAGTTGTTCAAAGTAGATACTGAAATTTGGGTAGTTCAGAGACATGTTATAAATAGTTGGGATGTCACTAACGCTGTAGGTGAAACTTTTAGAAACTATCAAACCAAAATATGGTTAATTAGAAATAATATAAAATTTGATTTTGAATTTTTGAAAAAAGAATTTGTGGAGTCTATTAAAGAATTGCAACCTAAGAAATTTCCTAAAATAAAATATAATTTTGGTAGAAAAACAGACAATTTGTTAGAGTTGAATTTATTTGATTTGCATTTAGGTCAACTTTGTTGGTCGCCAGAATCTGGAGATAATTATGATATTAAAATTGCAGAGAAAAGATTCATTGGAAATTTAGAAAATTTGGTTGAAAGAGCTAAAAAGTTTGGTTATGAAAAAATAGTTTTTCCAATTGGAAATGATTTTTTTAATTCAGATAGTTTAATAAATGCTACTACAAAAGGTACTCCACAGCATGAGGACGCTCGTTGGCAAAAGACTTATAAGTTGGGTAGAAAAATATTGATTAAAGCCATTGAGTATTTAAAACAGTTCGCTCCAGTTGATGTCGTTGTTGTTCCTGGTAATCATGATGAGCAGAGAATGTATTATGTTGGTGATTGTTTAGAATGTTTGTATGAAAATGATGAATCAGTAACTATATATAATGAAGAATATCCAAGAAAATATTATCGTTTTGGTGATTGTTTAATTTGTTATACTCATGGAAATGATGTGAAAGCTAACGACCTTCCTCTTTTGATGTTGCAGGAATGTAAATATTCAAGTGAGTGTACTTTTAAAGAAGTACATCTCGGACATTTACATCATACTAAAGAAATTAAGTATATGAGCACTTTTGATAGTAAGGGTGTTATTGTTAGGTATATGAAATCTTTAACTGCAACAGATTCATGGCATTCTAAAATGGGGTATACCTGTAATATTAAAGGTGCGAGTGCTTTTGTGTGGAATAAAAAAGATGGTGTTATTGATATGTTAGAAAGTCCTGTTTTGTGATGGAGAATGTGATGTTTAATTTTTATGTAAATTCTATAAAAAATATATTAAAGATTGTTTATTTAAATTTGAAATTGATTATCGTTTTGTTAGACGTTTATTTTACAAAGTATCGTGGAGGTGGTAGGTAGTGGACAATTCTATTAAAATTTTATCAGACTTAACTGTATATTCAAAATATGCTAAATATAGAAGTGACTTAGGTAGAAGAGAAACATGGAATGAGATTGTTGACAGAATAGAGAATATGCATTTAAAAAAATATAAAGATTTAAATTCTGAATTTAAAAATGAAATAAAAGAAGCATTCAATTTTGTTAGAGATAAAAAAGTTTTGCCATCAATGCGTTCTTGTCAATTTGCTGGTAGAGCTGTTGAGTTGAATCATGCGAGACAATACAATTGTTCATATCTACCAATAGACTCATGGGAGGCTTTTCATGAGGTGATGTTTCTATTGATGTGTGGATGTGGTGTTGGTTATTCTGTACAGTTTCATCATGTACAAAAACTTCCTACACTTCTCGGCCCATCAAAAAGAACAAGAAAATTTTTAATTGAGGATTCAATAATTGGATGGTCTGATGCTGTTAAAGTTTTAATGAAGGCATATTTTTTCAATAAACCAATGCCGAAATTTGATTTTAGTGATATTAGACCTGCTGGAACTCCTCTCAAAACAGCTGGTGGTATTGCTCCTGGCGCTCAACCATTAAAAGATGCTTTGCATAATGTAAAAAAGGTTTTAGACTTAGCAATATCTGAAAGGGGTTTTGGGTGTAGTATAAAACCAATTGAAGTTCATGATATTTGTTGTCATTTAGCAGATGCTGTTTTATCTGGTGGTATTCGTAGATCAGCATTAATTTCTCTCTTTAGTTTTAATGATCATGAAATGATGGAATGTAAATTTGGTAATTGGTGGGAACTTAACCCACAAAGAGGAAGAGCCAACAATTCAGTCTTTATGCTTAGACATAGAATAAAGAATAAAGATTTTAAATTTCTTTGGGATAGAGTTAGGGCTTCTGGTTCTGGTGAGCCTGGATTGTATTTAAGTAATGATAAAGATGCTGGAACAAATCCATGTGCTGAAATTTCTCTTAGACCGATGGGATTTTGTAATCTAACAAGTATTAATGTTTCGGATATTGATAGCCAAGAAGAACTTAACAAAAGAGTTAAAGCTGCTACACTGATAGGAACCATTCAAGCAAGCTATACAGATTTTCATTATTTGAGACCAGAATGGCAAGAAAACGCTGAAAATGAAGCATTGTTAGGTGTTTCTATGACAGGAATTGCTTCAGGTAAAATTTTAGAATTCGATATTAAAGAATCTTCAAAATTATCTATCGAAGAAAATGAAAGAGTTGCTAACATTATTAATATCAATCCAGCAAAGAGAATAGGAACAATTAAACCTGAAGGTAGTGGTTCTCTTGTGTTAGGAACTTCTTCTGGTATTCATTCGTGGCATTCTCCTTATTATGTTCGTAGAATGAGATTTGGCAAGGATGAAGCAATTTATAATTATCTTAAAAAAGCTATTCCTAATTTAGTTGAAGATGATTTTCACAAACCATACACTCAGGGAGTAGTTTCTATTCCTATTAAAGTGAATAGCGATTCTGCTATATTTAGAACTGAGAGATCGTTAGACTTACTTGAAAGAGTCAAACGTTTTCATAAAGATTGGATCAGTCCTTCTCATGTTTCTGGACACAACACACATAATGTTAGTTGTACTGTTAATTTAAAAGATGATGAATGGGATGAAGTCGGTGAGTGGATGTGGAACAATAGAGATTTCTATAACGGTATTTCAGTGTTGCCTCATGATGGTGGCACATATGTTCAAGCACCATTTGAAGAAATTGATGAAAGTAAATATAACGAACTTTCAAAGTTTGCAAGAAAAATAGATTTAACTAAAGTATCTGAAGATAAAGACAATACAGATTTAAAGGGAGAAGTTGCGTGTGGTGGCGGGGCTTGTGAAATTATTTGATTTTTATATATTGACAATGAACTTAAAAAGTATAATATTTAACACATACTAAAATATTGATTTGAATTTTTTAAAGGAGTTTGTAAATGAAGTACAATAAAAATGTTTTGGATTTGTTGGATCGAATTTCTGGAATGTCAGAAAACAAAATCATTCTTAGTAGTAAAGGTGATAGCATCGTTAGTAGTTCTAGAAACAATTCATTCAATCCGTATATTTTGAGATTTGAAAAAGAGCTTTTCGATTTTACCGATAAGACTGAGAAAATTTTCTTCACTAAATTCAATGAATTCTACCAATTGGTTAATACTTTTGAATCTCCTGATATTGGTGTTAAAGTCGATTCTGAAATCGATAGAGTTCTTTTTGAGGTTAGTAAAGATACCAATAAAATAAGATATGCCACACAAGACCCAGACATTTTATCAAAAAATGAAGAAATTGAAAAATTTGGTTTTAAAAATTTGTTAGCTTCTTTTGATTTGAGTAGTTCTGTTATTAAAGAATTGAAAAAGTTTGCCAATCTTTTGGATATTCAACAAGTAAAGTTGACTTCAAAAGACTCAAGTGTTAATGTGTTATTACACAATAGTAATCATAGCAACTCTTATGAAAAGAAATTGGAGCTTGAAGATAATAATAAAGATTTTGATTTTAATATTTCAAAAACATCAATTTCAATTCTACCAGATTTGAATTATAGAGTGTCTATCTTTAAAGAAACCGATTCTGATGGAGATAGTGAGCATTTTGTTAAATTTGATTATATGAATGATGATAATATCGATTTGGGGATTGTCGCGAGAGAGTTTGAAGCAGACTTCTAAATGAAAACTTTTTCTTTTAAAAATATGGCTAATGAATTTGATGAGCATATTTTTAATTCAATTAGAGACTATGATTCATTGTGTCAGGATGTTAAAGATATATCAAAATATTTTATTGATGATTATACTAATGTTGTTGATATTGGTAGTTCTACAGGAAAAATGTTAAATGATATTTATTTAGACATGTCAGTTTTTAAAAAAAACGTTTCTTATTATGCAATTGAGATAGAAAAATCCTTTGAGAAATATTATAAAAATTATGAAAATATAAATTTTTTGAATGATGATATATTAAACATGGAATTTGATAATTGTTCTTTTGTCTATTCTCTTTTTACATTAGTTTTCATTCCATTAAATAAAAGGAAGATATTAATTGAAAAAATATATAAATGGTTAAACAATAAGGGGTGTTTTGTTTTTAGTGAAAAGGTTGATTATTTTTCTGAGTTAGATTTTATAATGCAGAATAGTATATATAATCATAAAAGAAAAAATTTTAGTTTGGAAGAGATTTTTGAAAAAGATAATCAACTAATTCACATGATGAAAAAAATGTCATTGGAAGAAAATATTGAATTGTGTAAAAATGTTGGATTTTCAAAAGTAACTACTTTTTGGCAATCTCAAAAATTTGTAGGGATTTTATGTATAAAATGAAAGTTGTTAGTACATTTTCTGGATGTGGTGGATCTAGCTTAGGTTATAAGATGGCTGGAATGGATGTTCTGGCTTGTGTAGAATTTATAGAAAATGCTGTCGATTGTTATAAAAAAAATTTTCCAGATGCAAAAGTTTTTTTTGATGATGTTAGAAATGTGTGTGGTGAGGATATTTTAAAAGAGTTAAATTTGAATGTTGGTGAATTAGATATATTAGACGGTAGTCCTCCTTGTGCATCTTTTTCTATGAGTGGCATAAGAGAAAAAGGCTGGAACAAAGTAAAAGCATATTCTAGCAAGAAGCAAAGAGTTGATGATTTGTTTTTTGAATTTATAAGATTGGCTGATCAGATAAGACCGAAATTTTGTGTCAATGAAAATGTTAAGGGGTTAACTATTGGCGAATCAAAAAAAGTTTTAAATGAAATAGTTCATCAATTTATGAAAATTGGTTATACTTGTTTTTATAAAATTTTGAATGGTACTGATTTCGGTGCTCCACAAAATAGAGAAAGAGTTATTTTTGTTTCTGTTCGAAATGATTTGTTATATAGGTCTTTTACATATCCTAACCCGACATATAGTTCAGAAAAAATATCTGTTAAAGATGCTATTGAAAATATAAAAAATGATCCAGATGAATTAAAATTTTTATTTGAAGCCGCCAATAAATACAAAGCATACGAATTTTATGATTCTGTAAATGTTGGAGAAAATCATTATAAAGCATTCAATTTTGGAAAAAATAGATGGGATCTTCCGAGTCGTACATTAGTTCAAACAGAATCTGATGTTTCAGCTCGTGGTATATGTCATCCTTTTGAAAAAAGAAGACATACAATAAAAGAAGTTAAGAGGTTGATGGGATTCCCAGACGATTTTATATTAGTTGGTGCGTGGAAACAAAAATATGAAAGATTGGCTCGATCAGTTAATCCTCAAGTTATTTGTGCTGTTGCTAAATCAATAGAAAAATATTATAATAAAAGAAACAAAAAACAGTTTTTTTGACTTTTTTGGAGGGATTTGTGACAAACGAAGAAAATGAAGAATTTTTGGATGATAATTTAGATTTTAATTTGGATGATTATTATACACCAGATTATGATATTGAGGCTAACAATAATGCTTTTATTGATGAAGAAACTAATGAAATAATTGATCAAAAGAATTTAACAAAATTCCAACAGATAAAATTGATTTCTCAAAAATTGGGTTTGGAGGTTAATAATCCAAATAAAAGTTGTAGAGATTGTAATGGTGTAGGAGTTATTGGTGTCGACCATAAAAATAAAAGACCTATTCCGTGTCCATGTATATATTCAAAGGAAGATAGAAAAAAGAATAGAGAAAACTTTCAAAACAATCTAACTTTTATGAATCGTAGAATGAGAAGAAAATATAGTAAACAAATTGCACTATCAAATAAAAAAAGAGGTAGTATTAATAATGGCAGTAGATAAAAAGAATCAGTTTCTATGGGTTGAGCGATATAGACCTCTAACGTTGAAGAATATAATTCTACCAAGAAGTTATAAAATGTTTTTTTCAAAAGCCATCAAAGAAAAAAACATACCAAATCTCTTATTATATAGCTCAAATCCAGGAAGTGGAAAAACCACTTTAGCAAAAGCTATTTGTTTAGAAATGGATGCTGATTATTTATATATAAATTCATCTTTAGAAAATGGTATTGATGTTGTTAGAAATAGAATAGAAAATTATGCGTGTGTTAAATCTTTGTCTGGAAAGCCTAAAGTTGTGATCTTAGATGAGTTTGATGGTGCAACAAGAGCACTACAAGATTCTTTAAGAGGATTTATTGAAAAATATCACAATAGTTGTAGATTTATTTTAACATGCAATTATAAGTCTAAAATAATAACGCCACTTTTATCAAGAGTACAGTCTTTTGATTTTAATTTTAAAGATGAAAAAAATGTACAGCAGATGAAACCAATGGTTATTAAAAAAATGGCAGCTATTTTAAAAAATAATAATATTGAATATTCATTAGACACTATTGTAAAATTGGTCGATGTTTATTTTCCAGACATTCGAAGTCTTATACAAAACTGTCAAAAGTATTCTAATATTAATGGTAGAATCGATGATAATATTTTTGACTATTTAAAAATTGACGATTCTTTATATGATTATATATTAGAAGCTAAATTTGAAAAGGCAAGAAAATTTATAATTGAAAAAAATTATAACGTTGAAGAGTTGTTTAAAGATTTTTATGATAATCTTTTACCTAAAATTCCACCACAAAAGAGGCCTCAAGCAATTTTAGAAATTGCTGAATATGAATATAGAAATTCATTTGTTATAAATAAAGAAATTAATTTTTCAGCACTTTTAATAGAATTGATGAGAATCATAAGGGAGTAATTTTGAATTCAAAAAGTATTAAGAAAGTTTTGCACAAAAAAGTAGTCTCTTGGGTAAATTCAATAGAGAATGAAGACCTAAAGAAAAAATGTTTAGACAATGTTATAGTGACTGGTGGTTCGATAGTATCTTTGCTAACAAACGAAGAAGTGAATGATTATGATATTTATTTCAAAAACGTTGAGGTTGCCAAAGAAGTTGCGGATTATTACATTGGTGTTTTTAAGAAAAAACCACCAAAGAATTTAAAAGATTCTATAAAAGATATTGATGTTTATACTGGCATTAGTGGTGATCATGTTGATATTTTTGTTAAATCTATCGGCGTTGTTGGTGATAGTAATGATGAAGATTTTGAAGATATGGGAAGTATTGGCAAACCTAAAGTTAATGATAATTCAAAGTCGGATAAATATAATCCAGTGTTTATTTCTTCTAATGCCATAACATTATCTAATAAAATTCAATTAATTTTTCGTTTTTGTGGAGAAGCTAAAGATATTCACAAGAATTATGACTTTGTTCATTGTACATGCTCCTTTAATGTTTCTACCAATGAGTTAATACTTCCACCTGAAGCGTTAGAATCTATTATAAATAAAGAGTTAATATATCAAGGTTCTTTATATCCAATTTGTTCTATATTTAGAACAAGAAAATTTATTAATCGTGGATGGTTTATTAATGCTGGGCAATATTTAAAAATGGCTTGGCAAATATCTAAATTAGATTTGGATAATATTCACACTTTAAAAGATCAATTGATTGGTGTGGACACAACACATTTTAGTGTTATGATTTCTAATCTTGAAAAGAAGTTTGAAGATGGTGAAAATATTGATGGTGGTTATCTGATGAATCTTATTGATGAAATATTTTAGGAGTATTTATGAGAAAATACAATAAAAATAAAAATGTATATGTAGCATCCATTGAAAGAGTAGAATATATATTCAATAATTTTGAAAGAATATATCTATCTTTTTCTGGGGGTAAAGATAGTGGAGTTATGTTGAATTTGGTTTTAGATTATATGAGAAAAAATAATATAACAAAAAAAATAGGGTTGATGACATTAGATAATGAAGCAAATTATGAACATTCTTTAAATTTTATGCATAAAATAATTAAAGATAATTTAGATTTATTAGATGTTTATTGGTGTTGTTTGCCTATAACATTACCATGTACTATTAGTTCTTATTCTGTAGATTGGCAATGTTGGGGTGAGGATGATAAAGATAAGTGGATTAGACCTATGCCAAAAGAAGAATATGTTGTTAATTTAAAAAATCACAATTTCGACTTTTTTAAAGAAAATATGAATTATGATGAATTTTGGGATAAGTTTGGTGATTGGTATTCTCAAGGAAAAGAAACGGCGTGTTTGATTGGTATTAGAACTGCGGAATCTTTAAATAGATTTAGGTCTATTATGAACACACGTAAAACAGTTCATGGTGGTCATATGTGGACTAAAAAGAACACTGATTATGTGTATAATTGCTACCCAATATACGATTGGAAAACAGAAGACGTTTGGATTGCTAATGCTAAATTTGAATGGGATTATAATAAATTGTATGATATTTTTTATAAAGCTGGATTGTCTATACATCAAATGAGAGTGGCTTCTCCTTTTATGAGTGAATCTAAATCTTCATTAGGATTGTATAGAGTGATAGACCCTAACGTTTGGGCTAAACTTTGTGCTAGAGTTGGTGGTGCTAATTTTATTGCTACATATGGAAAACAGTTAAATTATAGAAGTTTCAAATTGCCGCCTAATCATACATGGAAAAGTTTTACTAAATTTTTATTAAATACTTTACCGAAAGAGGTTTCTGAAAATTTTAAAATTCGATTCATTCAGTCTATCATTGTTTGGGGTAGAGTGGGTCGCGGATTGCCCCAAAAAACAATAAATGAACTAAAAGAGTATGGTGTTTATTTTAAAATAGGAGGAAAAACTGCACATGGGAATAAGAATATGGATTTAGTAAAATTACCACATTATCCAGATCATTTAGATTTTTTATCCTGTCATAATTCTGATGTTGCTTCTTGGAAAAGATTAGCTATTACTATTTTAAAAAACGATCATGTTTGTAAATATCTTGGGTTGGCTCCTACAAAAAAACAAATGGAGAGGCAGAGATATATTCAAGAAAAGTATAAAAAAATAGACATTAAAGGTAGAAAAAAATGAAAGTTGTGAAAGTAGATGATTTGAAAAATACTGAAAGAGAAGTTATTTGTCCTAAAAATAATTTTATTTCATTAAGAATTTTATTAGAAAGCGATTCTATGGGGTATACATTAACAAAAACCATTGTTAATAAAGGTGGGCCATATTTTTGGCACTATAAGAATCATTTAGAATCTTGTTATTGTATTTCAGGAAGGGGTATTGTCACAAATGAAAAAACGAAAGAACAGTTTATTATAGAAAAAGATTTTATATATATTTTAGATGATAATGATGCACATAGTTTTTTGGCTTTAGAAGAAACTATATTGATATGTGTTTTTAATCCACCACTTAAAGGTAGAGAAGTTCATTCTACTGATGGTTCTTATGAAAGGTAATTGGTATGTCATTCAAATCTCCAGTGTATAATGTTATTGCAGTTCCTATTGAAAAAGTTAAAGCTAATGATTATAACCCAAATTCTGTGGCACCACCAGAAATGGAATTGTTAGAAGTTTCTATATGGGAAGATGGTTATACTCAACCAGTCGTGACTTTTTATGATTCCGATCAAGATTTGTATATTGTTGTTGATGGTTTTCATAGATATTTAACTATTAAAAATAGTAAAAGAATATATGATAGAGAAAATGGTATGTTGCCTGTTGTTGTTATTGAAAAAGATATTAGTGATAGAATGGCATCTACAATTAGACATAATAGAGCAAGAGGCTCTCACAATGTCGATCTTATGTCTAGCATAGTTTCTGAATTAGTAGAAATGGGGAAGGGTGATGCTTGGATATGTAAACATATTGGAATGTCTAAAGATGAATTACTTCGTTTAAAGCAAATAACTGGAGTTGCAAGTCTTTTTGAGAATAAATCGTTTTCTGAATCTTGGGAAGTCGATGAGGATTTTGATATAGATGAGTATGAACAAAAAATTAAAAATACCTAAAGTCGAAAGAATATATCACCATTGGGAAAAGTGGGAGTGTGTTAAATATGGTTTTTTTGATACCGTTCCCCCTAAAAATTTAGATAAAGATGATTGTGTTTTAGAGTATTGTTTCTTTTTAGAAGATTTAAAAAGGTTTAATGATAATATTAATAACGTTTTTGATAATTGGCCATATTCATGCGAACAGTTTTTAACAAATCCCTCTATTAATAGAATTGCATGGATTGGTCAGGCATCAGTGTGTTATGATATGAAAATACCTTCAATATTTAGACATGGATTTAAACTACTGTCTTTAGAAAATCAACAAAAAGCGGATAATTTAGCACTTGAGAGGTTGGTTGAATGGTTAAAAAAAAGATAGAAGAATACATAAATAACTGGAAGGATAAAGGCTATCCAGAAGATATTCCAGATGAAGTTCCTATTAGAATAGAAGATTTAAATTTTGCGCCATCATATAGGGCCATTGCGATTGCTATTTTAAAGAATGATCATCATTTAACTTCTTTGGGATTTAAAGCACCATCCTCTGAGTGGTATGGTATATTAAAACGGATAGAAATAGAAGAAAGAGAAAAATAATATTATGATTGGATATTTGAATATTTTACAGGATGTTATCGACAATGGGAATTGGGTTTCTACCAGGACTGGTGAAGATTGTCTAACAATACCATCCACAATGTTTAAGCACGATATGAAAAATGGTTTTCCATTGTTAACAACTAAAAAGATAAATATTTATAAGGTGTCCGCTGAACTTGAAATGTTTATTAAAGGTGTTGGCAATAAAAAATTTCTACATGACAGAGATTGTCATATATGGGATAATTGGGCTAATCCTAAAAAAGTTAAATATGGAACAAACCTAAAAACTCTACAAGATATGAAAAAAGAAAATGATTTGGGTGAAATTTATGGTGTCCAGTGGAGAGGTTTTAGTGATCCGAATGTCGAAAATTCAACTAAGGTCGATCAATTGAAATTTATTATAGATAAAATTCGATCTGATCCTAACAATAGAAGACTTTTGTGTAGTTCTTGGAATCCTTTAGCATTAGATCATATGGCTTTACCCCCCTGCCATGTTTTATGGAAAGTTGATATTATTGGTAATAGATTGAATTTAACATGGTATCAGAGAAGTGTTGATGTTCCTATTGGACTACCATTTAACATTGCTCAATATGCTTTACTATTAAAACTATTGTGTCAAGAAACTGGATATAAAGAAGGATGTTTGACTGGGTTTTTATCCAATGTGCATATATATAAAAATCAATTAGATAAAGTCAAGAATGTCCAATTGAAAAGAACTCCTAAAAAATTACCAAATCTTTATATTAAAAATTTTAAAAATATATTTGAATGGAAATATAAAGATATTGAGTTAGTAGATTATGAACACGATTCTTTTATTTCTTATCCTGTGAGTGTTTAAATATGGTTAAAGTAATGTGTGCTGTAAACAATGAGCAGAAGTATGAGGATTATTTAAAAAAAAGTTTGACTGAACATCGTATAATGTGTGCTGAAATAATGCAAACAAAGGGCGAAGAGCAGAAAAGCATATTTTTAAAATATAATCATGGTATAGAACAACTATTAAGCCAAAACTCTATTGGTAATGATGATGTTATATGTTTTATACATGAGGATGTTTCTTTGTTAGACCCATTTTTTAAAAATAAGATTCAACATGTGTTTGATCAAAAAAGAGATGTTGGTGTTTTAGGTGTTGTTGGTTCAAAAAAATTAAATGAAAAATGTGCGTGGTGGATGAATGATTCAAAAGATTTGAGAGGTCATTTACAACAAGAGAACGGTGCTCAATCTTATCATTTGGTTAAAGGTTCTGTTGGTTTTTTTGATGATCTTGTTTGTGTTGATGGCTTTTTCTTTGCTGTTAGAGGGGAACTATTATTGAATGGTTTGAGATTTGATAGTGAGAATTTTGATGGGTATGATTTTTATGATTTAGATATTTGTTTTAAAGTTTTGGAAATGGGTTATAAAGTGGCTGTTGCTGACATATTTTTGTTACACTCATCACCCGGAAACGGTGCTTTTAAACCTTCTTGGAATAAACAAAAAGATATTTTTACTAAAAAATGGATTTCAAAAGGAAAGAATTTTCCAATAACAAAAGAAGATTTTAATGTTAGAGATTTTGAAAATGAAAATATAGAAGAGGTTGTTCTTTAGGAGTTTTACATGTCTAAATTCAAAAAGTTTTTAATTGAAAGTAAAGTTGAAGATTTTTATAAAAATATTAAGATCGGTCATGAGTGGGTAAGTGGTGTATGATTAATTTTTTTAGAAAAAAAGATTCAGAATCTTTTCACTCATATACCCCAAAATATTTTAATGTTTGTGAGTTTGTATCAAGAGACATGTACAATTTGCTCGGAGATGATTCATTATTGACTATGGATATTAGAATAGTCATGACTGCTGATTTGATAAGAGAATATTTTGATGTTCCGATAATTATAAATAGTTGGCGTTGGGGTGGTTTAAGAAATTGGTCTGGGCTAAGAACTAACGATAGTCCTTATTATAAAAAAACTTCTCAACATTCTTTTGGTAGAGCTATTGATTTTATTAGTCCTAATATGTCAGCAAAAAATATGAGAAATACAATATTGGAAAATCCAAAAGAACCTGCTTTTAAATATATCACTGGTGTTGAAGATTTTGATGGTATGGATTGGGTTCATGTTGATTGTAGAAATTTAAACAAGAAACAAAATAGATATTTGGTTTTTGGTAAATAATGATTGAAAAAGATTTTTATTTTAGTAAAGAAAATGCATTTCTTCCTTTTATTTTGTTGCTCATAAATACTAAAGAAGATGCTAAGAAATTAAATATAAATTGGGTGTTCTCTATTCAAATTTTTAAATTTAACTTTGAGATTGTTTCTATATATGAAAAAAAGTAAAAAAAACATATTCTATTTTTTAAATTCAATGACATCAACCAAAGAAGATTTGGATTTTAGTGATGATGAAATTAAAAAAGGTTATGAGAAATTTTTTATAAATAAATGGGTTTCGATGTGTGAACTATTTATTCCGTTAGTAAATGAAATAAATAAATATGACATTCCTAAAAATGTTCATTATGAGTATTATAAGAATTCATTACCTAAGAGAAAGGTGTTTTTTAGTTTTATAAAAAAAGAAAAAATAGAAGATGATGATTATAATAAATTAGTTTGTTTATGTAATTATTATCAAATAGGAATGAAAGATGCTAAAGAATATTTATTATTAATGTCAAACAGTGAGGTGGAAAAAATTGTCAGAAAATACCAAACCAACTAAAATGCTGTATAAATATGAGAATCCTAAAGATAATAATGGTGTTAGTTATTGGGTTCCTATTGTAGTTAAAGACAAACAATACTTAGTAGGATTTCTTGATGGTGTCGCAATGACAGCGGAGCAATTGAGTAGTGAATTCAATTCTGTTTTAGAGAATATGGAATGTGAAATTGAAATTGATTCTTTTAGATTCGATTATTCTGCTATGGGGCTAAATTCAGAGCGATTCACTAAACTCCTTCCTAACGGACAGAGATGTGATAATTTCACAGAAGAAGATTTTATTGAGCTTGCAGAAAAAGAGAGTGAAAAATTTATTGATAGAGTTGAGTCAGATAATCCAGAAAATGAAAATGGAATTTTGGATAGTTTTTTAAATTTGGATTGTCCTACTTGCGGAATGTTTTATAGTTGGGATGACGCAAAAACGATTCCAGATGAAGATTTTCATTGTACTATATGTGATAGAAAATTAATTCAATATATTGGTTATGATGATGAAGAGGTAGAGACTGAATGGGAAGAGTAGAGAAAGTTGCTAATATTTGGTTAACGGAAAACTCTTTAAGAAATAATTTTCCTCAGAATTGTGTTGTTGAGTGTAGCGCAACATCTATAACAATGAAAGAGAATTATCCTCTTATTATAAAAAAAACTAATGATCCTTGTAGATATGAGGTTTATGCTAAAAATAAAGATTCTTATGTTGAAATTAAAACTATGATTGTTAATAAAGGAAATTTTTTTGATGAGGAGATGTGATGAAAAAAACTGTTATTTTGGTTAGTGGTAAATTACAATCTGGAAAAAACTCTTTTTCTGATTATATGATAGAATGTTTTGAGAAAAACAAGAAAACTGCGATATATGAATACTTTGCTAAAGAATTGAAAAAAAATTGTAATGAAGATTTTTCTTATTTTATAGAAGCATTAAACCAATTTTCTAATGAGTTAAAAAGTTTAATTCAAGCCAATTTTGAGATATTGAGAAGAGATTCTTTTATTAAATTAAATAATAAATTGAAGGATATTGAGGTTAATGATGATAATTGGTATGAAGATAAGAATTTAATTACCAGAACTTTGTTGCAGACTTATGGAACCAATATAATGAGAAAAAGAGTTAGTGATTCTTATTGGGTAGATAAATTGAAAGAAAATATAAATAATAGTGATGCTGATGTTATAATAATAACTGATGTTAGATTTCCTAATGAAATAGATGCATTTTCAAGTTCTGAGTATGATGTATACAAAATAAGAATTGAAAGATATATTGAGAGAGAATCTATTGAAAATCAACACGAATCTGAAACTGCTCTTGATGATTATGATAAATGGGATTATAAAGTTATTAACAATAAAACTAAACAAGCATTGGAAAATCAGGTGGAATTGATAACTAAAGATATTATGTCTAAAAATAAAAAACCTAAAGGCAGGCCATCAAAAAAGGAAGAAATTTAATTATGCCATTGTTCGATTTTAAATGTGATCATTGTGGTGTTGTTCAAGAATTTTCAACAAACAGTAGTCTACCAAAATCTATGCAGGTTCCAGAAAATTGTCCAAAATGCAATACTGGAAAGTTAGTAAAACAGTTCTCTGTTAGTGGTCAAAGTTTTGATGTGGTTGGTGGTTATGATTATGAATATGGGAAGAAGGCTTGGAAGAAAAATAAAAGTGTTTCTGAACAAGCTGACATATTGACTGGAGACAAAACCCCATATTGACAATTAAAATATAAATAATTATATTAAAGTTTTATTTTATAAAAAAGAAAGAGGATGTAGTTTATATGCTTGAGATTAAAGATATTAAAATCCCCAAAGATAGTATTGGGGAGAATATTGAAACTGCTGAGGATAAACTTGAAAAAGCGATTAGAAAAAAGAACAGACCTTACAAAAGAGAAAAGATAAATAAAAACAATTTTTTAGATTATATGGAAGATGAGGATTATTAAAATGGCTAAACAAAAAAAAGTATTAAATGAAGTCGCTTATGATGATGTTAAGATTGATGAAAACTCTACGTTAGTAGATAAAGCGTCAGAAGAAAAAGAAGACGTTTCTAAGAATAATAAAAAAGATAATTCTAAAATTGTTGAAGAGCTTGATTCTTTAAGATTAGAATATGATCTTGCCGTTAGAAAAGATAGTTTGAGTCCGAGACAGTTTGAAGAATTGAGAAGAAGAATTAATTTGTTAGAGAGTCAGCTATGATGAAAGATTCTATAGCATATGAAATTTCTGCTTATTTTTTGATACTTTCATATATTGCTATCATGATTTTTTATTAAGGCTCATTTTTGAGCCTTTTTTTATATCATTTCCCCATTTTTCTCAAAAAAATCTAATATTTATATAAATAATACTTGCGCACGATAGTGCCATTATATATATTATTAGTAGAGGTTGAGGTGAGGGGCCTCAACCAAGAAAACCAAAAAAGGAGATGGAAAAATGGCCACAAGATCACTTATCGCAAGATTAGTAGAGGACAATAGATATGACGTAATTTATTGTCACTATGATGGTTATCCAGAATATAATGGTAAAATCTTAAAAACCCATTATAATGGCATCAACTCAAAACATCCAGATGAAATTTTTGATGGTGATGGTAACGGCAATGACATCAAAAATTTTGAAGAGGATGGAAGTATCAATCATTTATCTGACGGTTTTTATTCCAAGAATGTATATAGAGAAAAATTGCAAGATTATTGCGATGCATCTGATGCAGAATACATATACGTTTTTCAAAATGGTGTATGGTTTTACTCAGCAATAAACAAAGGGGAGGATATGCATTTAGAAATACTTTAAATGTGTTTGTTTTTCTTTTACCATTATATATATTATTAGTAGAGGTTGAGGCAAGGGGCCTCAACCAAAAACAAACCAAAAAGGAAGTTTTGAGATGCAAACATTTTTACCTTATCCAGATTTTAAAAAATCCGCATCAGTTTTGGATATGAAAAGACTCGGCAAACAAAGAGTTGAGACTTTTCAGATTTTAAAATCAATTCTGCTCGATGATTATGGATGGAAAAATCATCCAGCAGTTAAAATGTGGAAAGATTATCCGATCATGCTTCTAAATTATGGTAGTGCTATCTGCCATGAGTGGAGAGGTAGAGGATATAAAGATACCTGCGAAAACAAAATGTTAGAATTGGTAGAATCTAACATTACTAACATAAATTTTAGATTTCCAAAAGCCTCTGATATGCCTTGGTGGATTGGATGGTCACCATTCCACGAATCCCATCAATCAAACCTGAGCAGGAAAAATCCGGAACATTACAAAAAATACTGGAATGTGCCCATTGACGGAGCTTACATTTGGCCAGTGAAATAACAATTTTTAAAAAAGGAGATTCACCATGTTCAACAAAATGATTTTTTTAATCCTTTCACTTCTGTCAATATGCTTCTCTCAGATTGACAGTAGCTATGTGAAATCTTACTATGAGAGAGGGCAATTCAAATATTCAACGTCTTATAAAGTCGAATATGATGATTCTCAGAGATTGGTTAGATCAGTGATTGATGGTAATGAGAAGATATGGAAAAGAGGGGATGGGATAGATTCTCTATTTAAAGTGGTGTATGATTCTATTTTTGATTATCGAAGAACCATATTCATGAAATTAATTAAATACGAATATGGTATCGTTAGTGAGGTTTTTGGATATTCGATTTTACAAAATCAAAAATATACAATAACAAAGACCGATACTGGTTATATTAGAGTTAGCAATGCTAATAACACAACCGATTATTTTAATTTAAATGGACAACTAATAAAAACTGTTAACTCAGATAGTAATAGTTATCAAACTTCAAAAATTATAAAAATTTATCAAAACGGATTATTAATGTCTGAGGAAATTGTAAATAATAATACTCCTGTATCTAAAAGTGAATTTAAATATCGTTGTGGATTATTAGATTCTACAGTTTATTATGATCATACTAACAATCTAATTAAAAAAACCAACAATTATGATTATGTTTTTGGTGGTGATTGTAGACTTCTTGAGTTTTTAAACAACAATAGCAAGAAAGTATATTATTATGATGAAGATGGTTATTTGGTGAGAGTAGAATCTTGGGGGTATAATTCCGATGTTGATAGATGGGCTATGTTCTCTCATATTGAATATGATTACGACAAAAAAATCACAAATAAGATTGACAATAGAAAAATAAAATATAATCTTAATGATGGTAGAAAAAATGTAAAATTTGATCTTCTTGGGAGACTATTAAAAAGGGAAGTTCCTTCAATTGGTAGTATAATTGATAATAATTTTTTAAAAATACATCTTCAATAAAGGAAAAGAAAAATGGATGAGTTGACTACTATTCAAAAGTCTTTAGAAAAAGCTAAAGAAGAAAAAGAATCGAAAATCGAAGAAGAAAAAAAGAAATCTTGGGGTATTGAGATCGATGGAATATCATATCCTAATAAAAGAAACGCAATTGTCCAGATGTTGAAATCTGGAATGCGTCCTATTGAGTGTCTTAAAAAAATAAACGAAAATGCTAACAAGAAAGTTAGTAATATATATGTTTATAAATTGAGTAGTGAAATTAAAAAAGGTTTGTGGAATGGATAGTGGTTACATCATTCTATTAATATCAAATATAATTTTTCTTATTTTATATCTTGATGTTAGATTTAAATACAATTCTTATGTTAGAGAAGCTAAGTATTTATACTATAAAATATTGAAAGAGTTCGATAGCATAAAAGATATTCAATCTGATCAGAATGTTGTTTATGCAAGGATTTTGAAAATGTTCAATGTTTTTATTAAAAAAGATGTGCGTTAAAAGTGCATCATACGTATAGTTGTACAAAATGCCTGTGCGACAATATTATAGGAGTGGCTAATGGATGTAATATTTAACGATAAAGTAATCACTCGCAAGGAGCATACGTGTGTCGGTTGCTGTGGTATTATCCCAAAGGGACGGCGTGTGACCATGCAAAAGATTGTTGATGATACGTTATATAACGCGTACACTTGTGAGATTTGCGAGGCGGTTGTTTGCGAATTAGAAATATTGGAGTTTTACGAAGGTGAAATATTTGAAAATGAAACAGAAATTTGGTGGTGCGCCGCTCATAAATTCAAGGAGCGCACAGGCACATCGTACAACAGCGCTATTATGCCATTGAAAACAGCACAATAGCGAGAGACGTTGTAAGAAATAACGTGAGCTATTTATGATTATAGGCAAACATGTAAATCGCCGTGACCAAGCCGCAATAGGTGTGGGTATTATTTGGGTTAGATTCCTAACACGGTGTTTTGTTTGCTTATATTAAGGTGGATCACTTTACAGCATACATGTATCATACGTATAGTTGTACACAATGTTTGGCGAACCATATCATAGGAGGTTGCCTTGTATAATGTAACGGAATATCAGTATCAGCAGCTTAAAAATTATTATCCAAATTGCAGCGTTGTGGCGGAGATTGGTCGGCAACCTCTAAAAGAGGAGTCACCAAACACAGACGTGCAACAGCTAAAGGCTGAAATTGCTTTTAGGGTCAGCTATATCGCCATAGATTCGTCTATACCAGCGGTTGATCGTCTTGATCAAATTGTAGTGCTGGTAAACGAGCAACTATTAGCCACTTCATACAACAGAATCATGCTGGAAATTGTACAAACTGTTAAGGAACTATTACAGTTTGTACGTAAGAAATACGATATTAAATCCGATGACGACTTTACCTGTCCTATTCACAGAAAATTACTTAAATTAGTTGCACAACTTCAGCAATAGTGCATACGTTTGATGTTAATTAAAATTTTGAAATAGACTATTATGATTGTAACTATTTGTATGATGTTATCAATTTTGGTTGGATGGTGGTTGGGGTATTCTTACTTCCTTACAAAAGTTTGTACTGGTTGTAGGGCTATTCCTTCAAAACACAACAAGTCAAGTACAAAATGCAACCACGACATGCACTGGCGTGAACAGTACATTTGTGCTAAATGTGGGTATGTTTCTATTAGTCAACCCCGTGGTTGTGGTTGCACTTCACACGTTGACTATTACGATGATGGAATGGACATGCTACAGAAAAACAAGGAAGAAAACGTGAACAGTAATTAACAACAACAACCGTATATTAAAATAATCACTGTATAAGTAATTGCATGCAATAATTCAGCAAAGGAGAAAATATGGCTTATGAAAAATTAAAGATAGGAGTTTCGCCACTAACAAAAAAGGTTTATGTTGGAAATATAAAACAAGACTCAAAAGGTCGTAAAGTGTGGCAAAGTAAATGCGACAAAACAGAGGAGTTTTTATCTGCATGTATTGATTACTTTGAAGCTGGGACAGAAAACACAATAACCGTTGATGGTAAACCACATTTAATAATAACAGCCAAGAAAGCTGAATGACTGCGTATAACAACAATTATGCGGAAATTAAAAAACAAACAGATAAAGGATGAAATGTGACATGCTTACTAAGGTTGTCGGTCTCGGTGCACCGTACTGACATTAATTCAATTGGAACGGGCCTCTGTCACTTCACCCAATTTCCAATACGTAGTCGATAAAACACTCTGTCGATTTATAAATTTTTTACAGGAGACAAAAGCATGAAAAAATCAATTGGAGATCGCTCAACTGGTAATTGGTCAACTGGAGATTACTCAACTGGTAATTGGTCAACTGGAGATCGCTCAACTGGTTATGGCTCAACTGGTTATCGCTCAACTGGTTATCGCTCAACTGGTAATCACTCAACTGGTCATTACTCAACTGGTAATCTCTCAACTGGTAATTGCTCAACTGGTAATCTCTCAACTGGTAATTGCTCAACTGGTAATTGCTCAACTGGTAATCACTCAACTGGTTATCGCTCAACTGGTCATTACTCAACTGGAGATTGGTCAATAAGTAATTATTCTACTGGTCATTTCAGCACAATTGACTATAGTGGTTTTGGCGCATTCAACAAACCATGTACTCATAAAGAGTGGAATGAAGCAAAAAAACCAGAGTTTTTATACTTCAGCCTAACTGAATGGATAAATTCAGATAATATGACAGCGGAAGAGAAGGAATTGAACCCGACTTACAAAACAACAGGTGGATACTTGAAGGTTTATGGATACCGTGAAGCTTGGAAAAAAGCGTATGCTGAAGCAACTCCAGAGGAAATAGAATTATTGAAAGCTCTACCTAATTTTGATCCTGAAGTTTTCAAAGAAATTTCAGGTATAGATATAAACAAAGAAGAAGAAAAAATTGTATATATGACATTGGAATAAGTTTATAAAGCACTTGGAAAAAAAGTTAGAATTATTATGTAAACAACCAACGTTTGCAAATGGCCATTGAAACGACCACTGTGCAAGTGGTTGTATGTAATAAAATTTTTAAGGAATTTTTTGTATGTGTCAGCAAAATAAGCAGTTTGATGAATGGTGGAATGAGCAAGTAAAAGATGGTGACGGTAGTTGGACATCTCTTGAGCGTCTTGCTGCAAAGGATGCGTGGAATGCCGCCACAAAACTGGTGGAAGAAAAATTTACATCCACCAACACAGGCAGACCAAAATTACCTTGTGATGTTTGTAGTGATTATACAGAGTTAAAACTAATGATCGATATGGGTAACAGGTTCTGCTCACATTGCGGACGGCTACTTCGGCTTTTGTAAGCCCTTGTGTAAAATGTTTTTTAATTTATAGGCCAATTTTATGAAAATTACAAATGTGTCTCATTATGTACGTGTGGGTGGTAAAAAGATTTGTGCAGACAATATTCACTTTATTATTGCTGGTGCAAAATTAGAGGAACGTGTTTCACAAGGGGATTCAACTGCATTGAAGCACTATGAAATTTGGCTTGATAATGCGGAAATTAAAAAACAAACAGACAAAGGGTGAAATGTGACATGCACACTCAGTTTGTTAGTTTCGGTGCACCGTGCTAACATTAATCCAGTTGGAACGGGCCTCTGTCACTCCACCCAATTTGCCAAAACGTTGTGTAAATATTTTGCTTGAAAGGAATTATAGTTTATATGCTTAAAGATGATACAGAAAAAGTGGACGAATATATTCGTTGGCCTAAACATCCTCAACCATGGGGTGCTTGTTATTGCGAGAGGTAACACGGCATTAAGAGCGGCAACACAAAATTAAAACTTCGGTATAGTAGTTTATTAATAAAGGATATTTATGATTAACATATCATCAGACTTTTCTTTCTTGTTGGGAGTTGTTATTGGATCAATAGCATCGGGAAATGTTGTTTATAAATTTATGACAGCAAAAACATCTAAAATTGTTGAAATTAGACTTGCTCAGGTTATAGACTGGTATATTAAAAATGATCTTATAACGTTGAATGATGATAATATTAAAAAAACGTTGAATGATGATAATATTAAAAAATGACTGAGGATTGTATAAAATGATATTTTTGTTAACAATAATATTTCTAATTATGATGGTTTTTAAACTTTTAACAAAAGGATTTGTTAATTTATTTTCATTTGGTTTTAATATTTTATATATTGTAATCATTCTTGAAATTGCTGGTTATTCACTGTTCGATGTTTTAGGTTTTTTTAGATAATAAATTGCTCATGTGGCGAAATTGGTAAACGCTCTGGACTTAAAATCCAGTGAACAATAGTTCTTGTGGGTTCGAGTCCCACCATGAGTATTTGTGTAAATATTATAAATATGAATGAACATTCATTAAATGGAGGTAAAGAATGGCAAAAATTCAAAAATTGAGATTGAGTTTTGGAAGTTATTTTCTTATTACATATGCAAGTCAGAAAAAAAATCCTAATACGATCAAACCAGCACTTCTTAAAACAGTCTGTGTTAAACAAAGCCCTGTATCTTTTTTGTTAGAGTTAAGAGAATCATCAGATGATTTAGAATTTTCAATTATTAATTCTCAACAAATAACACGAAGAGAATATAAATATTGGAAGAAAAATGGAGGAGAACAATGTTAAGTCTTGTAGCAACGGTGGTAGATAAAAATGTAGTAGAAATAAGAAGTAGTGAAATTACTGATGGTTTATTGCAAGCATTTGCAAACAATTATGCTAACGGTGATCTTAATGGTATTAGTTATTATACAGCAACAAGTGCTGAAGAGGTGCGAATCCAAAACGGCGATGAGTATGAATTGGTGTGGACTAATGATGATATTACTGGGTTAGATTTCTCAGTTGAAGATAACAAGAGATGGCTCTCTGTTTCTAAAAGTATTGCCGGACTAAGAGCTAATGCACCGGCAGATTTGATTTTACAGGATGTTTCTAATTGGTCAGAAGGAACATATGTTCAAGGTGATAAAGTTTTTAGAAATAATAAAATTTGGGAAGTTATTGAAACAAGCACTACAGATACCCCAACTCAAGGTTCATCTGATTGGTCTCAAATTTGTGACGCTGTTATGTTAACACTTCAAGTTTTAACTCCTGATCAGAGTGGAGTTGACACTAACATAACAAATAATGTTTTGATTCCTGTTCAAACTAATATTGATAGATTTCCTATTAGAGCGGATTTTGTGAATGGTGAATGTGAAATTATTTTAGCATTTAAAAACACTTCAGATTGTGGAGATTGGTACTTCCCTTCAGAAGAGGATAGAGTTGAAGTAACAAATCTATCAAACTTTACAACTTTTGAAATTAGAGTTGTTGACAATGAAAGATTGAGAGTTATTTTACCATTTTAAATTATTGCGGATTAATTTCCGCATCTTTTTAAAAACATAATAGATGGAGTATAGCTCAAATGGTTAGAGCATCAGATTTTGAATCTGAGTGTTGGGGGTTCGAGTCCCCCTACTTCAGCCAATAGGAAGTTTTATATGGATGAAAAAAATTTTATAGATGTTGAGATTTGTTTAACAAATGAAGAGTTTTTCAAGTTGGCAGTGATGGCACATGAAAAAGACATTACTCTTAATCAACTATGTAATGAGATTCTTGAAGAATATCTGGGAGTAGGCCAGCCAGGTTGAGTCGCTCGGTTTGGGGCCGAGAGTACGTTGGTTCAAATCCAACCTTCCAGACCATTTTATTTTTAATCATTGCCTCGTTAGCTCAATTGGATAGAGCATCAGATTTCTACTCTGAGGGTTGATAGTTCGAGTCTATCACGAGGTGTTTTTTTGTGTTAAAATTATAAATATTTTTGAGGATACCATATTGGATTCTCATAATTTTTTAAACCATCTAAGGAGGTTTTTATGAGTGATTTATTGGATGCTTTTTTCTCTGAATTTGATGTTCTAACAAGATCATCAATGTCTAACTTCTCACCTTTATCAAATGCTAAAATCGACTATCCTGTTGATATTTATCAAACAGAGGAAAATGATTTAATTATCGAATTTGCTTCTGTTGGTAGTAAAAAAGACGATTTTGAAATTTTGGTTGATAATAATAGGTTGAGAATTATTAGAAAAGAAAAAGAAAAAGAATCACAAAAAAAGAAGTGGATTGTTAGAAAAATTTCAAGAAGAGATTTAGACGTGTCATATTTAATAGACACTTATAAATTTGATCTTGATGGTGTAACCGCTGAATGTGATGATGGATTGCTAAAAATAAAAGTCCCTCGATTGTCAAAAACTAATCAAAAAATAATCAAAATATCTTAAAAAATGGGGCATTTTTGCCCCATTTTTCTTTAAAATCCACCATTTTTCTCAAAAAAATACACTATTTATATAAATAATACTTGCGCACGATAGTGCCATTATATATATTACTAGTAGAGGTTGAGGCGAGGGGCCTCAACCAAGAAAACCAAAAAAGGAGATGGGAAAATGGTAGTAGATACTATCAATCACAAAAATTTCAAAATCGATATTGTTATCGATGATTCGCCAGAAAGCCCAAGAGAATGGGAAAACATCGGAAAGATTGCAACTTTCAGGAAAGATTATGGTTTTTCTGATACTTATGGTGAAGATGTTTTAGAAGAACTTTTATCTGATGTCGGTGTGAATTTGGACACTGACTATTTTGAAAGACTTGATGAAGATGATGCCAAAAATTTTATTGAGAAAAAAATCGAAGAGAATTATATCATTTTGGATTTGTACAAATATGAGCATGGCTGTTTTTTGCTCAATACCGATGGATTTTCTTGTCGATGGGATTCGTGTCAAATTGGTTATGTTTATGTTTCCAAAGAAGAAGCAAAAGAAAAATTTCTTTGGAAAAAAATTTCTAAAAAAAGAGTTTCTCAGATTGAGGAACATCTCAAAAGTGAAGTATCGGTTCTGTCCAATTATGTTAATGGAGAAGTCTACGGCTACTCTGTTGCACAAGATGATGAGATCATAGCGAGTTGTTTTGGTTTCTATGGTAGTGACCATGAAGAATCTGGCCTTCTTGAAAATGCAAAAGATGAAATCGATTTTTACATTGCTGAAAAAAAGAAAAAAAGAAAAAAAGAGCCGTTGAGTTAAAATCTCTTATAAAGAGAAAAGTTGTGTGTTTACACACAAGAGAAAAAGTATTGAATTCTTTAAACTAAAGGAGTTTTATGAATTTTGAAGCAAAAGAACCAATCAACCAAAAAATAAATAGATTTATTTATGTTTTGGTTTATGATTTTAAATATTTCTATCATATTGATAAAAAAATAAAATATTTGATATTTTATTTAAAAAATGGGTGGGATTGTAGAGATGTGTGGAATTTGGATTACAGCTTCTCAAAATACATTTTACCAATTCTATTAAATTGGAATTTTGATTATCTATATAAAAATAGTAACAGGGTTGATTTTTTTCTTGATATTATTTTTTCTTTTTATATGGTAGAAAAAGATTTGTTTGTGTGGGAAGAAAACATACACACCAAATTTGTTCATGGCATGAAAAATTTTAAAGTTCTTATGTTAGAAGAAAAAGAGTTTTCGAAAAAAATATCGGAATGGTGGTATAAAAGATTAGAATATTACATCCAAAATATAAAATCCCATCCAGGAAGATTGAACAAACATTATAGTGATTTTGATGATGGTTTAAATGCATGGAAAAGAATTCTCAACAAAATAAAATACTCTTTCCATCTGTTGGGTAGAGATAGAAATTCTCTAACAAAAGATGAGATTAGAGAGCTTAAAAAAGGTTTGTCGTATTTTGTCACATATTATAGGACGCTTTGGGATTGAAAATACACTATTTATATAAATAATACTTGCGCACGTCAGTGCCATTATATATATTATTAGTAGAGGTTGAGGCAAGGGGCCTCAACCAAAAACAAACCAAAAAGGAAGTTTTGAGATGTCAATCAAAGAATTGATCCACAAACCAACAGGAGATAGAATTTCTGTTGAGGAAATTGGCGGTGTAGTGAGAATTGTTTACTACCCAAAAGCTAAGAATAGAAAAAAGAAATTCTATCGCTACAATGGCCCAGAATCTTTGAGATTGGTTTTCGACCTTTGGCACACCAGATGGAAAGCTAAAGAAGAGAAAAAAATCAAAAAAAGAGAAAAAATCAACACCATCAAACAAGATGGACATTCTTACAAAGTTGGTCAGCTTCTGGTTAGTTGCTGGGGTTGGGAACAAACTAACAGAGAATTTTATCAAATTGTGAATGTTGTCGGCAATAAGATTTCTATTGCTGAAATCGAAACTTCAAAAAGAGGAGACCCTCAACACACAATTTATCACAAAACAAAAAAAGATTGTTTTGTTAGTGATGTTGTGGAGATTAGAGCGAATCCCACAGAATATGGGTGGACTCTCAAACACGGCGCATATCTCAACATCGGTGATTGGGAAAAAGAATACAGCACAACACACTATGCATAATGCATAAAACCAAAAAAAGGAGATGGAAATGTCAATCAAAGCATTCTGGTGCGATAAAAATGGCTCTCATAGAGAGGGGACACTTTCAGATCAAACCATAGACAAAATCAATGAGTTGAAAGATAAGTTGAACCTCTCTGAATTGGATATTCTCACCATAGCGATTCATGAATACCATAAAGACATAATCCAAAAAAAGGAGATGGAAAATGAAAAATTATGAAAACTGGCTCAATGGAGAACTTACTGAAAAAGAAGACAAAATTCTCAACGCAGAAGTCTCTCACAAAGGCCATATGAGCAAAGAAGAGTATAATATGCTCTCTACACTATTCCCAGCCCAAAACGTGGGAATATGGCAGGATGAATATGATTTTGAGCTGCAGCTCGGAGTTGCATTTGAAGAATTTTTTGAATAATACTTGCAAACCTTTCTAACATTATATATATTTATTTATGGAAAATAAGAAAAAATATGTGTGGTTTAAGGGTAGATGTTGGAGAAAATCTACCCTTAAAAATCATAAAGGCGGAGTTCTTCTTGTAAGTTTAAGAGATTCTTCTTTGGGTGTTGTTGCAAACCCAGAAAGATTGATTGAGTGTTCAAAACGTCAAACAGAATCGATTGAATACTTTTTATCATAAAAATAGATATTGATTTTATATTTAGTCATAAACACTAAATATTGCCATTTATGACTAAATATTTGATCGAAATACGTTTTTAAAGAAAGAATTTTGTATGTATTATAGAACTGTATCAGCAATTTATAGATTTTGTCCAATTGAATTATTATGTAACTATCCAATTGAAATTCTAAACAATTTATATTCCTCACTTCAGGGATTTTACATTATAGAAGTAGATTTAGATTTTTATGAAAAATGAAATTTATTTAGTTTGTCAAAATTATAGTTTTCGTTGGTATGAAATGTATATTTTCTGTATGTCTATAAACTGCTATACTCATGAAGATTACAGCAATATCTATCTTGAGATGACTACAATAGAAAATAAATCATGAAATATTTAACGACTCAAAATGAATGGTTTAGAAGTTGTCAAATTTCTAGTTTTAAAATATTTATATTAAATATTGAGAATTGTTTTTATTATGAACCTTTTAAACCATTTTATCGTATATGATCTATTTAGAAAATGAGAATGCTTTTTTTAGAGCATGTAATTTAAATGATTTTGATCAATATCTATTTTATTTTGTTGGTATTCAATATATTCGTTTGAGTGTGTATCGTAATGGATATTATTTTTTATGATTTATTTAGAAACAATTAATGAGTATTTTAGGGGAATGAAAATAAAAAATTTTGAATTTTCTATGGGAGATTGTTTTGATGAAGAATTATGTAAACCATATTTTTATACATATAATCAAATAAGCTATTTATATTATGATAAAAACTTCTGATATGATCTATTTAGAAACTTTGAATGAAAACTATAGATGTCTAACAATTCAATCTTTTAAAGAAGATATATTATTTGGAATTACACTCGAATATAATCCATACTATTTTGTTAGTTGGCTTACAGGATATTCTGATGATGATTTAAAAACTTTGTAAAAATTAGAATGATTAGAATGATCTATTTAAAAACTTTGAATGAACACTATAGATATGTACACATCACTATTTTTAAGCTGTATTTAAATGATGATGCTACGATAAGATCGTGTACACATACATTTCGTGATTATGGGTACGCAAGCTATAGCAGACAGTGATTTTTTTCTTAAAATTGGAATAACATGAATACATTGTATTTAGTTACAATAAACGCTTATATTAGATATTATGACAATATATGGTTTTCGTGGAGCGTGCGCCATAATGAAACTCTAATAAAATCTAAAAGTATTTGGGTTTATAGTCTTATTTATTCAATGCCTATTTTGTAGAATTTTATCGAAAATGCTATATTTAGAACCAATCAATGAAAGATTTAGGTGCATGAACACTAAAACATTTTCGATGTATGTTCTTATTTATCATATACCATCTATGTATTATTTTAAATATGAATTTATTAGTATATTGTATACTCCATAATTTTATGCGATATTTACAAACAGGCAATTCTTATCATAGATTATGTGCGTTTGGCATGTTACGTATTGATACAAATATTGAAATATATAATTATTTCTATAGACCAATTGTCATGTCGTATGGGTTATGATTCATTTAATAACATACAACCAATTCTCAAGATCGATAGCGGAAAACTATTTTAGGATGATTATAATTTCTCCCAAAAATCATGTATCTTTCAATGTATATTATACTTTGGAAGGAAGGTCTGTTAGTATATCAACATCTTAATTACATCTAACTACTATCATAGAACACAAGAAATTGAGTATTTTACCCGTGATGCTGTATGGAAAAGTATATACACAAAACATTATTTATACGCTATGGGTTATAAAAATTATGTATAAAGATATATGAATTATGAAACATTTATCTATTTCATAGAAGATAAATCTATATTTGAAGAAGTGAATGAAAAAAATCTAATATTTATATAAATAATACTTGCGCCAGCCCTTACCATTATATATATTACTAGTAGAGGTTGAGGCAAGGGGCCTCAACCAAGAAAACCAAAAAAGGAGTTTTAAACATGGATGCGACAAAAAGACAAGCACAGACGGAAGTCGAGCGCCTACTATCAGACGGATACACGCCAAGGCAGATAATCGATTTTTTAAGCGATGGAGATGCACTCAAAAGCGAAGGCTACACGGATGATGACATCGGCCTGGTCGATGCTATGCAGGGCCATGCAGAGCGCGTGCAGTCACGACTTGCAGAGCACATCGAGACCGAGGCAGGCGCGGCTTACGGGCCTGACAATCACGTCAAAAGCCCGACAGGACAGGCATTTTACGCAGAGCTTGACGGCTATCGTTATGTGTGGTACATGCTCCCTATGGCCGACTGGTACGATCCAGAGCACACAGCAGACGGTGACTACTCAGGCGCAGCGGACTGGAGCAAACCAGACGCAGTTGAGCCGATCTCATAAGGTCGAAACCGGCAAAAAAGAAAATCAGTATATAACATTACATCCCCGAAAGGGGCAGAACCTTTGAAAGAGAGTACAATCATGAAAAATCTTGTAAAGTTTTACGAAGAAAACCTTGTAAAAGTCAAAAAAATGTATCCATACTCCGAATGTGACTGTATTTTAAAAAAAGATAAGTGCAAAGCGTATGTTTTAGCAGCAGAAAAACATTTGGAGGAAGTTAAAAACGGGAGGAAATGGTAAGTCCTAATCTCGCATTAAACAAACAAGCCCCGAAAGGGGCAAAAACAAGGAGTCAAAATGGATAAAAATTTCCGATTAATCGACCAAACCAAAAAAGGAGATTTAAAGATGAAAACTTTCACACACACACTGAATTTGAATCATTTCTCAATCGAAATGATTGGACAAGAAAAACTATTATCACTGATGATGCATCTTGTAATATTGCAAATGAAAAAGAATTGGCTGAACATTTCCACATGTTGACTAACAACAATGGTGAGTATCAAAAAGATGAATTCTGGACACATTGGGGAATTGCTGATTACGTATCAGAACTTCAAGGTGTCACAGTCGGATGTCAGGTGGTTTGGTCTTATATTGAAGGATTCCCAAAAACATTTAAAACAGAATTTCAGGAGTCTGTTGAACCGTACTATATCAAAGGAGCCAGGATTGAAGAAAATGGGGAAGAAATCTCAATTGATGAGTTTTCAGAGCATTTAGATGAATGGACAAATTATGATTTTTCATTGATTAAAAATAAAATTTAAAAATCAAAAAATGAGTAGATTCTGGGGATTCTAAAATTTTAAAAATTTTTGAGAAAAAATAAACAAATTAAAAAACAATGGGGTATGAAGATTTTGAATGATTATATAAAATTTATGATAGATTTTTGGTGATATTTTTGGATATATAAAATTTTATGGAGGGGGGGTAAAGAGAGCATGGAAATCTAACCCCCCCCTCATAAAGTTCACGGTGTCCAAAAATTGCGTACACAACACCATATCGTTAATTTCTACCATACTAATCAATTTCTACCATACTAATCAATTTCTAACGACATTATGATATATTTAAACACTTTCAATACTTATTTAAGATTTAGAGACTTTATTATTTTTGAATACTGTGTAGAACATCCAATTAATGCCTATAACACAATATATCATCAATACGGTTATGTTAGCTGGATTGTGGCATATTGTAAATGTTGAAATATAGGGATAGAATGATTAGAATTTTATCTACCACAAACAATCATTTACGAAAAGAAACATTTCTAACATTCTTATTCTTTTCTTTTTGTTATTATTTATACTATGATTTAAACTTGGGATGATTGAATGATCTTGTCTAATGATATGATCTATTTAGAACTAACCAATGAGTATTTTAGGGGATTGAATCAAGAGTATTTTATAAGAAATGTTAAATATAGTCCAATTGATTTAGATACATTTTTTTATGAATATTTTGATGTTAGTAGAGCAGTAGATATGGAGGTGTTTATATGATATACTTAGAAACAATGAATGAATACTATAGATGTTTAAATCATTATATATTCACAAGAAGTATTACACAAACCCCATATTATCCACATTCTCTGACACACTATCAAATCCCGATATATGAATATCTATTTAATTAGGAGAATAACATGTTGTTGTTATATCCAGCTAATGATTATTTTAGAAATATGGATAATAAAGATTTTATATCATTGTTTCAACTTATTGAAAATCCACACACAGATATGTGGATTCTTTATGTATCAGAAGATTATTTGATATAATACTATCTATGAAATATTTAAAAACTTTAAATGCATATTATAGAATTGTAAATATGTTTATCTTAGAGATAGATGTTAGGAATGATATTCTTAGTAGTCAATATTGTATTGTCTTTTCCAAATTTATATAAATAATCAGTATTATGTAATAATTAAAATAAACTAAATATATATTCTTTGTTTTTCTAACCTTTAAAATAATGGCAAAGTATTTCTAACTATGCAAATCAATTGAGAGTATTTTGGTTTTGGAAGTTTTGGGTGGTATTGAGGGTGTGGTGGGTTGGTTAGTCCAAACCCATACTTTTATATATTTTCAAATCCTTCAAACCATTAATATTATTCATTATCCATGTAAGGAAACAACTCACACCACAAATATAACTATTATTTATTAATTAAATAGTTCATATATTAACGTGTGTGCTTGTCCTTCAAGATATAAATGACTACCAATATGTGTGGCATTTTTTATGTCCCACTGGAATATGATAATATTGCAGTGCCTATAATAATTATTGGTTGTTTCTAAGTATTTTGTAGTATTCATTGTCCTAGTTCTCTTTTTAAATTTTTAACTTCTCTTTCACACTCTAACATAATAGTTTTTGCTGAGTCGAGTCTCGATAAGGAGTGATTCAATTCTTTTTCTAAAAATTCATTTTTAAGTTTTCTTTTCATAGATTGTTTGTTTTCGTTTACTTTCTCAAACCATGAATCACCAGTCCAGACATTTTCCCATTCATGTTTATCATTTTTAAAAGTCAATGTATAAGCAATTGGATCACTACCACCAAGAGGTGAATATCTTGGAATATATAACTTTTTACCAATGATCAATATAGGCTCTTTTTGGTTAGAGCGAAAAATTCTATCTCCTATTTCTAAGTCACTAACTTGTACAATATCTCTTTTCAATTTTTTCACAATTCTAAACCTCATTCATCATATAGCTAACATTATGTTCTGCATAATAAAAATTTGATTTGTCCATAAAATCACATTCAATGAAGTTTACAATATAATTATGAAAAATATGTTGAGGAAGACATCTATATTCCTCATTTACAGTTTCTAAATAACAAATTGAAAAAAATTTATTGGATGTCATCAGAGTCATTCTCGATGAAGTTTAAATATTTTTTATTCATATTCACCACCCATTATTAATAACTGATAGATAGAAATTATGAACAAACCATTCTCTATTCAATATCACAACAACTTACACGATACTACACCATCTCAAAAAGTAGTTAGATGTTCTTAGAACGTTTTCATTCATTCTTCATCCCATTCTTTAAAAACTATTAAGGGGCATTGTACCTATTATTTGATAGATGTCAATTGTTATTTTTTCATGTATTAAATGTATGTATAATAATAACTTATATATAATTTGGTGAAAGTTAGATATTATTCAGCTTCAGCTTTTTGCTTAGCTTCGGCTTCAATAAATTCGTTATATCTTTTTAAGATATTGTTCCGGGATTTACCTATATCTTGTAGTTTTTCACTACTTTTGAAAAAGAAGTTGTTGGTGTTATTGAAATCATATTCATTGGGTAAATATGAATCGAAATACTCATTGTCAACATCATAAATGTTCCTGAACCGTAAAGGCATTTGAAGTATTACAAAATCCTTGTTTCCGTGAGCACACCCGGAAATTTTAGAAGACGGGCTTTGTGACAGATTGAAAGGCATGAATTGTAAATTTTTATCTTCATTAAATAGCCGATAGAAATTTAAACATAGTAGTGATAAATCGGGGTTGAATTCCTTATTAGGTTCCGCATCATAATTGAATTGGTATCTTGGCAATATTCCATAATAATTAGGGTAAGAATAAGGGCCATTATCACTTTGTGGTTTTTCAAAAAATATTACACTTTCATTATCACTATTATGCAAATTTGACTCATATTTATAATAGTGCTTTGATAGATAGTCAAACAATACACTATTATATGTATTGAATGAAATCAAAATGTGTCCGTCCGTTTTAGTGAACCGAAAACTATCATCGGGTAACTGTTCGCATAAGATACCAGTAAGTGAGAGTCGAAGCTGATCTGTTTTCACTTTTTTAAAAAGTGAGAGTACTTTTTTAATATGTTTTTCATCATTGAAGGGATTCATGGTTTTTTCCTTTTGTGGAATAAGCTAAAAAAGTCCTCGGGGAACAATTCCCCGAGGACTGGTGATTAAAAATTTTTTTTAGTCTAAATCGGTAATGACGATCACGTTTGAGTCGAGACACTCCAGAGATTCTATGCAATTGTCACGCATCATAACATACCAATCTTTGTAGAAAACTTTTTTTAATTTCGGACCAATAGCGGTCTCGCGCATTATCTCAAGGATATAGTCGGCTGTGTCTTCTTCCCAACAAACCGGAGATGTCGAACCAGTCACACATAGGGCATCGTTTTTGATTTCGATACTAAAACCAGCATCGTCACTAACAACCCAACCGCAACGAACGATACCACATACTGAACTGTGTTGCGCGACTTTAGAATTAAAAAATTCTAACTTCTCGCGAATCTCGCGACGCATCTTGATAAATTGTGCGTGCTCGACTTTGGTAAGTTTTACAGTTTCCATTTTCTCATCTCCCTTTTTTTGGTTTTCTTGGTTGAGGCCCCTTGCCTCAACCTCTACTAATAATATATATAATGGCACTGACGTGCGCAAGTATTATTTATATAATATCCTCAGATGTTAATAGCTTAACTGAACCTACTTCTGTTTTTAATTGATTATGATGGATAGCAATTTCAAAGGACTCTTTTATATCTACAAAATTATCACACTCTGTAAGAAATCCTTGTGTGATATTAGTTTTATCCAAACCCCTCAAATCTTTATACATTAATGATAAAGTATAAAAACAGTTATGATGTCTTCTACCACAAACAACGAAACCTATATCTATATTTTTAGGTTGATGTACATGCTTTTTTCCATCATTTACATATATAGCAGAGCATAATATTTTCTTTTTCATTTAATTTATTTCATTCAAGACTTTCATATAAATAGTTTAAATAATCAATAGTAAGTAATTGAAGCGGATATTCTATTAATATCCAATTATAATACTCAAAAATATGCCAAGGTCTATAGCCAACAAATAAAAATTCTGAAACAGAATAACATCTAAATTGAAAATTAGCAACTATAGAATATTTCATTTGAATTTAAACATTTTTAAATAGTACACAACTTTTATCTATATAAAATAACAACTACAATAGTAGTGATGATAAAAACCTAATCGATTAACCAATATCACAAAAAGATGATAGTCATCATTCCTGTAACAATAGTTAGAAGTTTTTAAATAGTAAATCGTTAACCTTTGCATAATGAAAATCTAACGAAAAATTGAAGAATATATTATAAACCATTCTAAAGTAACATAGTAGTTATTGAATGATGAATTCACTAACCTCTGCTTAAATATTCCAATATTACAGTTTCTATAATAATAGTTAGATGTTCTTAGATATAGCAGATAGTTCTCCTAAAGCATGAAGAGTATTAACAATAGCATACACATCATAGAAATTATCAACAATATATATGGGATCTGTTTTTATTTGAATCATAAATGCATAATTGCTACAACGTTTATAATAATAGTTGGATGTTTCTAAATAGATAATAGGTTTCATGTTTTTAAAATTTTGAAAAATATGTTGAGGAAGACATCTATATTCCTCATTTATAGTTTCTAAATAACAATCACTCCAAAAGTAAGATTTATTGGATGTCATAACCCCTCGATGCTAACCACGTAGAGTGGACATACTCAACGTATAAATTTATAGGTTGAGTTGAACGTTCACTCAGTACCTCTAATGAATAGATAAACATATCCATAGAACACCATCTACAATAAAAATTAATTGGTTCTAAATAAATCATTATAACCCTAAATGATGGGAGATATTGAATTGTCTACATTATTTATGCTAATATAACAATTTTCTAATAGTATATATTCAAAATTTATGGCTAACATCAATCTAAATACACCCTCATCACAAAATCTATAATGTTGTGTTATTGTTTTTAAATAATTCATTTAAATAACATATACTCCAATCCAACAAATAAACTATAATAATATTCTAAATAGATGGAAGTTTGAATAATTTCACTAAATTTTTGAATAGAACATATTCTATAAAAATGACAAGTCATTTTTAAGTATTCTTCACACACTGACATTAAATCTAATGAAATATTCATTTATCTAAATTCACTGAAATGGTTTTAAAGCTGCTTCTTAACTTGCCAATTGTGCATTCAACTTGAGTCTTTTTCTTACAATGATATGTATTTATAAGAGTGAAGAAATCCCTTTCAATATTATCGGTAGGAACATCTATACTAACAAAATTCCAACCGAAATGTTCCGCGACTTCTCTTGCACCAATACTATCACTTGTTTCTTGACCGTTAACATACATACTATAGCAAGTTATCTTCTTACCGAGACGATGGGCCGCTAACGCACATGTGATGCTATCGGTGCCTGCAGATAGTAAAACGGCAACATCATCAATGCCCTGTGATTCTCGATCAACAACATCGACTATTATTTTGTCTATGTTTTTAATTTTTTTCATTAAAGTTTTATTGAAATTTTCGATCTGTTAACTCATACCAAATAAGCGAACCACAAGCTACCAATTTCATTAACCTCAAAACAAATTTTTATATATATGTTGTGTAATTTCAATTACTTCATTATCATTGATAAAATCTTCAATCAATGTAAATGACAATTCATGTTTTCTATCACATTCAAAAAGATCAAATGTTAAAACGTCATCAAAATCGCCAACAATGTCTGGTCTACCATCAAGTGTAGTTATTCTAACTTCACCATATTTAGACGCACCACTTTTAGTCATTTTAACAGCAAAATCAAAAATATAATCTTTTGCTTTTTTTGTCAATTTATTTAATTGAATAGTATACTGATCTTTTTTAGGAATCAGTCTAATGCGAATCCAATTGGTTCTCATTAGATTTTCGATTATCTCTTCTCTTGCATTTCCTTCATGGTGAATTGGTTCATTGTGCTTTTTATACACATCTTCAATGTATTCTTTGGTTAGTCCAAATTTTTTGGGATTGTCAATCACAGTATTAATATGTCTATTTGTGACAGGGATCAGAGCACCCCTTGGACTGATCCAATATGCATTTTCGATTTTCATGCGTTAAAATTCCTTTTTAATTGTTTTATTTAAGATATTTTTTTAATTTTTTGATGGTAGAATTTGTGGAGGTGTGCAATATGCCCATTCCACCCATAGACTCCCATGCATCAATATTCTTTTTAAGATCATCAATGAGTATCTTATCTTTACCTGAATAATTCTTTTTGAATTTAGATTTTGCGAAAATGGCATTTTTTGCAACTTTTTGAGAAATCTCTCTACCAAGCCACACTTTTTTTGCACCAATACAAAAACTCTGTCTACTCGGTGAAGATAATATCGTAGGATTGTATTTTTCAACGTATTGCCATAATTGTTTTCCATCTTTAATCCAAGGCATTTCAGTCCAGAACTTAGAACCCCCAACACTGACAGCATCCCAGAACTCATCACCGTCACCATACTTTGACGTAAATTCATCCACATCTTGACCAACAACTTTTTTAAATTGTCTTCTAAAATCAGCCAAAACTCCATCCATGTCAACATAGATTTCCATCAAAATATTCCTTATTTGGTTTTGAAAATAGTAACACCATTAATAGTATTTGGGCCATATTGCTCAATGATTCTGATCATCTCTTCAAATGTTGATCCACTTGAAACTACATCATCTAAAAGAACAATATTTTTTCCCTTAATTTTCTCATACTTATAATCATCAATAAGATTAAAATAATTTTTGAGAAATTTTCTATTTTGCGGAAGAACCTTTTTTAATTGAAAATATCCATCTCTTTTTGCACGTTTAAGAATAGATTCCAAAACATCAATTATCTTATCGGTAATTTTGGGATGGTCTAAATCAATAGTAATTTTTTTGGGGTCTAACACCTTACTAAATTTCTCTTTTAAAAATTTAACGTGTGGCATTATTGATTTTAATTCTTCTATTAAATCATTTAGAATGAAAGATGTTGATGCTGGCGTAATTACAATGTCTGGTTTTGATTTCTTTAATATTTTCGAAGAAATGAAAATAGCTGTTCTTTTTATGAAATGTCGATAATCAGAGGAATTTGCAACACCACTTTTAATAGCTTTAATGGTAGGAGCACCCTTTAAATCTTTAACATTGTACACACTATATATAGTGTTTCCAGAAATAGATGCTTTTTTCTCATATGGTGTAAATTTTTTACCTTTTCCAAAAGATGAAGATAAACCATCTTTATTTTTATAATCGAAAACGAGTTCATCATTTTGAATTGAAATACCTTCACTAAGAATTTTCAATTCAAGATAATCTTGAAAATTTATGTCCACTCTTCCTCCAAAATAATAACACATTCTTTTCCATTTTTTTTAGCCAGATCAATAGAATTTTTAGTTCCTTTAGATTTTCCATCCCAAAAAGCAATAACCAAATCTGAATTTTTTATAATGTCTTTATTTCTAATCATTCCAGCGGCTCGACCATATTTTTCCCATTGTGCATGAAAAATCTTTGTTGGTATGTTATGTTCAATAGAATATTTTTCAGCAAGAGAATCCGCGCCTTTAGCTCCACCAGACACTATTTCATCAAAATATCCATTTTTGAAGAAATTATTTAGTTTTTCTTCTAAAATGGCATAATTATCGAATTTTCGTGAACCAACAACGGCCAATTTTTTCATTTTGATTATATCCATTTCATATGAAAAGATACTAAAATCAATAGTCTATATATATTATATATCATGAGCAATTAAAATGCAAACCTTTTCATAATCCATCTTCAATAAAATTTTCAGGAATTTTTTGGTTTTTGTGATGAAATTGTGCTCTTCCGACAAGATTTCCTTTAGAATCAATTAAATCAGAAGAACATTCTCCACCAAAACATTCCAATCTATCAGAAAACGATCTCAATATTCTGATAACTTCTAGAATTCTGTTCGGTTGAAATGAATCACCATCATCATTTAGCTTTAAAGTAAGCAATTTATAAACCTCCATAATAAGGTTGAGGCCCCTTGCCTCAACCTCTACTAGTAATATATATAATGGTAAGGGATGGCGCAAGTATTATTTATACTTTACCTGATGGAGAAAAATTTACGTCAATATCAGACAATAGCTTTGCTTTACTTTGTCTCATTCTATCTATAGTATTTTTGCCAATATTGTTTTGAATTGGAGCAGTTAAAAATTTTCTCGATTGCTTTACTAATTTAACTTTAAGTTCATTGATAGCATCTTTGTCTAAAACTTTATTATTATCAACAATTTTAAAATTTTTATTACCAAAATATGATTGAAAAGTACCAATATTGCCCTGAACCTGATACCATGAATCTACAAGAACTTGCTCTGGCACTACACGATCTCTCATTAAATTTCGCTGTTTAGCAACTTCAAGACTTGTATTTATAAAAACCATGTGAGTATCATAACCAACAGATCTTAAATCGTTAGATAGACTTGTTATTTTTTTATAATCTTTTCCTGTACCATCAACAATTATTGGTAGCATTCCGTTAACAACATTAATCAATTTATTAGTAGTTACTTTTTTAGACAGCTGTCTAACGGCACTTTGTTTTGCATATACTTCAGCGTTACTAATATCAAAAACTTTTGGAAGATTTTTTTTATTCAAATAAAATTCTAAAAAAGAATCGCTATTTATAAAAACAACTGGCTCTCCTTTAAACATTAAATCTGATATAAAAGATTTTCCAGAACCAGGCCCACCGGCCAAAAAAACGGCTTTGAATAAATACTTATCATTTATTCCCTCATTGAGAATTCCCTCTTTTAATAAAAAAGTATTTAAATTTTTTGACATAATCAAAATTCTCCTATTTAAAAAAATATATAAGTATTTATATTTTTAAAATAATTATTGTATATTACATTTAGTAATCTGCGAAAAAGATCATGGAAAATGTTCTTTAATATCACTACGCCTAATTATTCTTTCATCATAACCAAGCCAATTTCCTCTAACGGTGTAGATTAATTCTCCATAAGATCCATCTTCGATCTTTACAATAGTCTCCACAACATCATATTGATAACAACTATCATAAACTTTTACTTCATCACCAACACTCAATTTCACATCATGTCCTTTTTTTCTTTTTTATTAATTTTAATGCTTTTAAGACACTACCCCCATATAACCCTTTTCAAAATTTTCATCATTGGTTCCATACAGTATTGAACCAAAAACACTTTTAACTATTAAATTCATATCAATTACTTAAAAATAGTGGGCCTGGGAAGAATCGAACTTCCAACCACCGTGTTATGAGCACGACACTCTAACCATTGAGTTACAAGCCCTTTTATTTATGTATACCAATCACAATTATCATTAGTTTTTGGATAATCAAGAATTGGATGTTTCAATTCAGACTTTATTTTCTTTCTATCTTTTTTATACAAAACATATAAATATCTATGTTTCTTTTTAAGTTCTTTTCTTTTATAATTAGGATCAATCTTTTCAATTTCATTTGGTTTTAGTGATCCGTATTTAGAGAATACTGTTCTTGGATGTAACCATTCACCATTAATATAATATAAATATGATTTAATAATCATAGTTTCATTACCTTGATACCACCAATTTGTCGCTTGATATATTACTCCTAAATGATTTTCCATAGGATCAGAATAACTTATTAGGACTTTGACGTTAGTATTCTCTCTAAGCCATTTAAAAGTTTTTCCTAAAAAGAAACTTTCACTATTTTTAGGAGCCTCATCAACAAGCCACAATCTCGTTAATTCAAGTACATCAGAATTTTTTAAATTAGGAGCTATACTCTTGACAGTTTGTCTTCCTACAGGAAAGCCATAAATAGCAACACCAATAATTTTTTTATTACTAAATAAATCATTACATTTTTTATCACAATCAAATAGTCCTATTGCGTATCTACAAGAAGTCCATTTATGGCTATAATGATTTTTTATTATCAATTGTTTATCAATATTTTTATTTATTAATCCTATTGTGTAATTCATAATTTAAATATATTTTTACCTTTAAAAAATTTATAAATCGACAGAGTGATTTGAAGTCCTGAAAGGATTTCCGCATAGTCGCTATTGTGCGAGCGTTTCGAAACATTCTCTTGTTAGACAATAATTATTATCAGACAATATAAACCAGTCATCATCTTTATGGTTTCTATTAA